GCCGCCTATGCAAACGCACATAACGAAATGTACAATACTACAATTGATCGTATTGCTATCTTTATGTGTAGTGGTGATTGTCAATGGCAACTGTTCGAAAGTGGTCCAGAAGACTTTAAAAATTGGGAAATGAAATGGGCCCAACGTTTAGAGAAATTCTATAACCTGTCATAAATATATTAATACAAGGAACAACAAAAGAAACATGTCGACGTTACATTTTAATACCAGACAAGTTTTTTTTGACCTGTTAACATATTAATGAAAGATATATGGCAACTACCAGTAAAGTCGCGTCTCCGTACTTGGAGAACTCTGAGAAAAGAGATAGAGGCTTTAGACGACTTACTTCCTAAACTTGAGGTTGTAACACAATTCTGGAAGATGGCACCTATCAGTGTTAGGGTAATCGATCCTTATAATGAAAGCACATGGCCAAACCCATGGGACTTACTACATGCAAACGAATATGACGAGAACGTTGTTTCGTTAGGCATTGCTTATACATTGTACTACAGTGGTATTCCATGTAAAATATTACTAGTACAGAGTGTAGAAAAAAGTGAGATTAAATTGATTGTTTCAGTTGACAATTGTTATATTTTAAACTATAATTATGATATAATTGACAACCTAAAACTAATCGACACACTTGATGTACTAAAGGATATAGATATTAGTACATTAAGCAAATAGTTATTGAACAACATTACATGTTAAATACATAACTATTTTTAACAAGAACGGGATACAGATGAGCAAAGATCAAATAGAAATTATAAAAAGAGATGGTACTACAGAAGTACTTGATTTAGAAAAAATGCACAAAGTTGTATTTTACGCATGTGAAGGTATTACCGGTGTTAGTGCTAGTGAAGTAGAAATTAAAAGTCATTTACAGTTTTATGATGGAATTGAAAGTACAAATATACAAGAAACATTAATCAAAGCCGCAGCCGATCTTATTAACGAACAAACACCAAATTATCAATGGGTAGCAGGTAGATTAATCAATTATCATCTAAGAAAAAACGTTTACAATTCATTTGATCCAGATCATCTAAGTGATATTGCACGTAAGAATGTTGAACTAGGAATATACGACGAAAGTTTTTTCTCCGTTTATACAGAAGAAGAAATTGATCAATTAAACAGTTACATTAAACATGATCGTGATGAAAATATTTCTTACGTTGGAATGGAACAATTCCGTGGTAAGTATCTAGCTCAGAATAGAGTAACAGGACAAATATTTGAAACTCCACAGATTGCATATATGATGATTTCAGCTACATTGTTTAGTTCGTATCCAAAAGAAACTAGAATGAAATATGTAAAAGAATATTATGATGCTATTAGTAACTTTGATATTAGTTTACCTACACCTATTATGGCAGGACTTAGAACACCTCAAAGACAATTTAGTAGTTGTGTATTAATCGAAACAGATGATAGCTTAGATAGTATTAATGCTACAAGTGCTAGTGTTGTAAAATATGTTAGCCAAAAAGCAGGTATTGGAATTGGAGCAGGTAGTATTCGTTCAATAGGAAGTCCTATTAGACGAGGCGATGCAACACATACAGGTGTTATTCCATTTTATAAATTATTTCAAAGTGCAGTTAAATCATGTAGCCAAGGTGGCGTTCGTGGTGGAGCGGCAACACTATACTATCCAATTTGGCACTTAGAAGCAGAAGAACTATTAGTATTAAAGAACAATAAAGGCACAGAAGATAATCGTGTTAGACATATGGACTATGGTGTACAATTTAATAAACTTATGTACGAACGTCTATTAACTGGTAAAGACATTACACTTTTCTCACCTAGTGATGTTCCTGGATTATATGAGGCATTTTTTAACGATCAAGATAAATTTAAAGAATTATATGAGAATGCAGAAAGAACAGTTACTAGGAAAAAAGTACTACCAGCATCTGAATTGTTTGGTATGTTTATGGAAGAACGTAAAAACACAGGAAGAATTTATTTACAAAATGTAGATCATGCAAATACACATGGAGCATTTTTAGAAGAAGTTGCACCAGTAAAACAAAGCAATTTGTGTTGTGAAATTAATTTACCTACAAAACCTCTTTCTTCGTTTAATGATGAAGAAGGTGAAATTAGTTTATGTACATTAAGTGCGATTAATTGGGGTAACGTTAGAACACCTGAGGACTTTGAACGTATATGTAGATTAGCAGTACGTGGCTTAGACGAGCTATTGGATTATCAAAATTATCCAGTATTAGCGGCAGAACTTAGTACAATGAAAAGACGTCCATTAGGTATTGGTATTATTAACTTTGCATATTGGTTGGCTAAGAATGATTTAAATTATCAAGATATTGATAAAAAAGGATTAGCATTAGTTGACACATGGACAGAAGCATGGAGTTATTACTTAATTAAAGCAAGTGCAGATTTAGCAATTGAAAAAGGTAATATTTCAGGAATTAACGAAACAAAATATGGACAAGGTATTACACCTAACCAAACATACAAAAAAGAACTAGATGAGTTAGTTCCACATAAAGAACGTATGCCTTGGAAAAGTCTGCGTAAACAGTTACAAAAAACAGGAATACGTAACAGTACATTAATGGCATTAATGCCTGCTGAAACATCAGCACAAATTAGTAACAGTACTAATGGTATTGAACCACCACGTGCATTTGTAAGTGTTAAACAAAGCAAACATGGAGTACTAAAACAAGTTGTGCCTGGTTATCCTAGGTTAAAGAATAAATACGATCTGTTATGGGGTCAAAAAAGCCCAGAAGGATATTTAAAAATTATGGCAGTATTACAAAAATATATTGATCAAGGTATTAGTGTAAATACAAGCTACAACCCGGAATTTTATGAAGAAGAAAAGATTCCAATGAGTGTTATGCTACAACATCTTGTAATGTTTTACAAGTACGGTGGAAAACAATTATACTATTTTAACACATATGATGGTCAAGGTGAAATTGACTTTGATAAGAAGAATGCTGAGCAGATGCTTGGTAGAGAAGAATTTAGCACGGACGAAGAGTATGACGACTACTGCGAAAGTTGTGTGATATAAGGATTAAACAACATGTCAATATTAAACGTAAATAACGAAAAATACCATACTGAAGCAAATGCATTTCTAGATGGAGATCTTGGATTTCAGCGATACGATACTGTTAAGTATAAACAGTTTGATAAACTTACAGATAAACAATTAGGTTTCTTTTGGAGACCTGAAGAAGTTGATGTAAGTAAAGATTCAAAAGATTTTAAAGATCTAACTGATCACGAACAGCACATTTTTACAAGTAATCTTAAAAGACAGATACTTTTAGATAGTGTACAAGGTAGAGCACCTGTTGAAGCATTTGGTCCTATTACTAGCTTACCAGAACTTGAAAACTGGATTATCACATGGACATTCAGTGAAACAATTCACTCACGTAGCTATACACATATTATTCGTAATATCTATAATAATCCTACAATAGTATTTGATGAATTAGCAGATAGTAAAGAAATTGTAGAATGTGCAGATGACATTTCTAAATATTACAATGACCTTATTGAATATTCACAGTACTATCAATTGTTAGGTGAAGGAACACATAAAGTTAATAATAAAACAGTTGAAATTAATATGTATGATCTAAAGAAGAAAATTTGGATGTGTGCAAATAGTGTTAACGTATTAGAAGGCATTCGTTTCTATGTTAGTTTTGCTTGCTCTTGGGCATTCGCAGAATTAAAGAAAATGGAAGGTAATGCTAAAATTATTAAATTTATTGCACGTGATGAAAATGTTCACTTAGCAAGTACACAATATTTACTTTCAAAAGTATTAACAAAAGAAGATCCAGACTTTGCTAAGATTCAAGAAGAATGTAAAGAAGAAGTATCACAAATGTTTGTTGATGCAGTTGAGCAAGAAAAAGAATGGGCTAACTATCTATTTAAAGACGGTAGTATGATTGGTCTTAATGCACAACTATTACATGATTATATTGAATGGATCTGTTGTAAACGTATGACAGCATTAGGAATGAAATGTCCATACACAACACCACAAGCAAATCCACTACCATGGACAGCTAAATGGATTAGTGGAGCAGAAGTACAAGTAGCACCTCAAGAAACAGAAATTAGTAGTTATGTTATTGGCGGTGTTAAAAAAGACGTATCAGAAGATACATTTTCAGGAATGAGTTTATAATGATAATAATTTACGGAAAGACAGCATGTCCTTATTGCGTAAGGGCTAAATCACTATGTGAATCACGTGGATATGCTTATGAGTATAAGCAACTAGACGAAGATTTTACAAGGGAAGATGTTATGGAAACTTTTCCAGGTGCCAGAACATTCCCACAAATAATTATATCCGGTAATAAAGTTGGCGGATATGACCAAATGGTCCAATACATTGAAGATACAGGTTACAATGGAACGGGTCATAAAATAGGAGCATAATATATGTTAATAGAAACACCATACACTAACGGCGATGTAGTAAGCATAAAACTTTCTTCAGGTGAGGAAATGATCGCACGTTTAGACTCAGAAAATGATACTGATATTACAGTATCTAAGCCTTACATACTAATAGCCGCCCAGAATGGGATGGCTTTAGCACCTTATATGTTTACAGTTACTCCAGATACTAAGATCAAATTAAAGATAAATAATATTATATGTGTAGTTAAATCTGCAAAAGATGCCAGCGACATGTATATTAAACAAAGTACAGGATTAACAGTAGCAAATGCCTCAAGTACATAGAAACGGAGATTCTAGACTATGTGGTGCAAGTACAAATGCACTAGCACATATGAATGTCCATGTAAATACACAACCAATCAGCGTTGACGGTGACACAAATAGTCACGGCGGCGGTAGTCTTGGTGCTAGATGTAAAAATGTATTTGTAGGCGGAAAATTAGTTGTACTGAATGGCAATCCAGCCGGTTCAGACACACTTTGTCCTATTCCACCACATTGTGGACCAGACGCAAGCTCGGGTAGTCCAGATGTGTACATAGGACAATAATATGGCAAATGATTTTGTAAATGGCTTGAAAGACGCTAGTGATTATATCAATAGAACAACTGTTGATATTCCTACTGGTGCTGATATAGACCTAAATAATGGTAGTATAACAGCTCAAACACAAGCGTACAGCTTGAAAGAAATCATTTGTAGTATATTGGCCGGAAACGGCATAAAACTCCCAAATTTACAAATATGCTTAAAGGTTAACATAGGTAGACTAATACCTGAGATACCTGCAGGCTTAGAAGATTTAAGAGATGCATTACAAGAAGCAGAAAATGCATTAGACGACTTTATCGCACACACTAACATTGATAACGCACTAGGAAGATTAAATGCGGCTATAGCAGAATTTGCGGCTATTGCTAATATGATTAACTTCTGTGGTACACCAGTTGTTCCACGTGCTATTCCAAACGTATTAAGAGATGCAATGGGAAGTTTCACAGGTGCAGGTAAAGATATACTTGATACATTGGGTCAAATGGCAGATAGCGATATTGGCGGATGTATTGGTACAGATGGTAAGTTTAACCCAAACTTATTTACAGGTGGACTATTACAAAAACTAGGATCACAATTTAACAACCTAGCAAATTTACCAGAAGCAGTTAAAAACAATATTATAAGTGATTTGAATGCATTTAAAAATGATATTGGAAACTTAATTGAGTTTGAAAATAATTTTGCAGGAACAGAATCAGGTGGACAAGGTGGTAGTTTATTTGCACCTCAAGAAAGAATTAATACAGGTGTTGGTGTTGCAATAGATACAGATAACATGACACTTGCAAAAAGTCAACAGTATGCAAGTAATTTACAATCAGTTTATAATAGTTTAAAAGGTTATGAAGTAGACGAAGATGGAAATAATATATTCCATTATCTACTTGAACCTGAAATGTTAAATAGATTAGAAAACGATGGCGATCCAACAGTGCCATTGTCTGAAAGAGAACCAATATACGATCATTGTAATAGAGTTATAGGTTACACTGAACGTAGTACGCAAACCGTACAAGAATCTAGTTCTGGAAGTCCTAGAATTGCACAACAACAACCAGGTATGACTGGATTAGCTGAAACTGGAACAAAAGTTACACCTTCTCCTGCATCTACTACAAATTTAAATGAAGAAGTAGTTACTGGTAATTCAGGAACAGGAACAGGTTCAACTGGACCAACAGGCCCAACTGGACCAACAGGACCACAAGGACCAGCAGGACCAGCCGGTGCTAACGGAACAAATGGTACTAATGGTATCAATGGTATCAATGGTCAAGACGGTGCAGATAGTACAGTAGCAGGCCCACAAGGACCAACTGGCCCACAAGGACCAGCAGGACCAGCAGGAATACCAGGAACACCAGCTATTGCGGAAAATGGTACTGCTGCACAAAGACCAACTAGTCCAGTACCAGGACAATTCTTTTTCAATACAGATACAGCTATGTTTGAAGGTTGGAATGGAACAACATGGGTACAACTAGTACCATCACAATTCCAACAAACCCCATAATTTACCAGAATCTTTAAATAATCTATAAAAAATAACATTTCTTGGTTGACAAAACCTCATCTTACTAGTATATTAGTACTTAATAGAAGAAGTAAAAGTAAAGGCTAATAGAAACACAAATAATGGTTAAAGAATAATTATGAGAGCAACAGAATATAAAGACGGAGTAAAACGCATTAAAGCTAAAATTGAAGTTCCAATGAGTGAACAAGATGTAAGCAATTATGTAATTAGTGCTCTTACAAGTAACGCAGTTGATTTAACAACGGTACAAAAGCTCAACAAACGCGAATTGCTACAACTAGCAAAAGAAGAAGTTAGAGTGAAAGGTACTAATTCAGTAGTAACTGAAAGTTGTGATAATGATACACAAGTTATAGTAAGAAACTACGTGAAACAAATGTTTCCGGAATTACAATAATGGGTGATACTTCAACCGACTTATGGTATGAAGATATAGACAATAAAGATATTCTAGATATGTTAGAACATCTTAAAGAAGCTAGAGTTGATCCTTGGACAGACAATTTTGAGGCAAAGCTAGGTATAGATCTTGTTCCACAAGTCATTCAAATTAAAGAGTCCGTTTTTAGTTGATAAATAAAACGTAACTTAATAAAGCCGGTGTAGCTCAGTTGGTAGAGCAACTGATTTGTAATCAGTAGGTCCGCGGTTCGAATCCGTGCACCGGCACCACTAAGGCCCTTGTGGTGGAATTGGTAGACACGCAGGTCTTAGGAACCTGTGTCGCAAGACGTGAGAGTTCGAGTCTCTCCGAGGGCACCAACACAAAAGGAGACGGCAACAGGACTGCCGGGCTGAAATATTGCCATATATTAGGAAATACAAAAGAAGAGTACAACGAAAGGAAGTATGATGAGAGAACATTTATTAGGAGCACTAAAAGCTCATGCCGAAGGACAAATTGCAAAACATAAAGCTAATGTTCATGTATACTTAAATCAATCAGTAGGTATAGGCGAACATCCAGATATTATTGAAGCAATTGAAGAACAATTGGGTTTGATTGCAAAATATGATGATCATCTAGAAGTATTGAATAAATACTTTGAAGAGTAAAAATTAAGGGGGTATAGCTCAGTTGGGAGAGCGATTGCTTTGCAAGCAATAGGTCATCGGTTCGATCCCGGTTACCTCCACCAAATAGGACAATTAATGAAACTAGCAATATATCAAAACAATTTAGGAAGTGCATCAGGAATACATTGGTGGCTTTCACAAGAAATGAATATTGGGCCAGAAGTATATTCGTTTACAGATGGATATCTTCGACCTCAACATAATCACATCGGTGGAATAGTTATTGAAGATGGAAATCATCCGTTACATGCACAGTTTAATGATTCTTTTAAAGAGTTAGATAAAACTGAACATGGAACTGTTGATCCATTTTCAAAACTTGAAGATGTGGTAAAAGACTTTGATACAGCTATTTGGAGTAACTATAGTGGAAACTTAGCTAACCCAGATAATATTATTAAAGCAGATAAAACAATCTTAGTTGACAATACAATAGAAGAACAACTATTTTTCTATATTACAAACTATGCGTTTGCATGGATTGAAACAGCAGATGATGTTACTGAGCAATCAGAATCATGGGCTAAAGAACATAGTCACATTGAAGGTTGGAAAGAAGAATGGTTTGGAAAGTATCACAATGAATATCTTAAAGCATGGGAAGATGGTAAACTAAAATACATGTGGCAGTTAAATTTTGCCCATCATGATTTAGCAGACAATCTAAACAAATACGACACCTCAGTTGTTTTAGGAGAACCAGAAGATCATGAAAGACTATTTGTACAAAAACGTCAAGAACTGACAGAAGCATATTCGCAGGATACGCAATTCTCGTATGCAAATAATGAAGTAGATCATATAGTAGTAGGTGACGATTGGTATACAAGCCCTATTGTTATTACAGAATATCTAGATATAATGAGTTCGTTTAGATTGAAAAAGTTTTTACTTGATTATGTAAAAATGTATAAACGTAAAAAAGGTTTATACAATACACAATTTATAAAATATTTATAGGAGAATAGGCTTATGGCATATTCAGAAAAAGTGTTAGACCACTACAATAACCCACGAAATGTAGGTAAAATGGATGCCAATGCCGCAGACGTAGGAACAGGTATGGTAGGAGCTCCGGCTTGTGGTGACGTAATGCGGTTACAAATTAAAGTAACAGATGGTATCATAGAAGATGCAAAATTTAAAACATATGGTTGCGGTAGTGCAATTGCTAGTTCAAGTATGGTAACAACTATGTTAAAAGGTATGAATTTAATTGAAGCTGGTGAAATAAAAAATACAACGATAGTTGAAGAACTAGCGTTGCCACCAGTTAAGATTCATTGTAGTGTGTTAGCAGAAGATGCAATTAAAGCTGCGGTTAGAGATTATCAAGGTAAAAATCCTAATGATGAAACTGGCAACTATTATGAATTAAAACATCATAGATAGATTAATTATATAAATAACTGTATAGGAGAATATTATGAAAAAATTAATAACAATATTATTTTGTGCAGTTATTACACTTCCGGCTTTTGCAAAAGACATTGCAATGGAAGTATATGACTTCGAAATCACAAGAGTTATTGATGGTGATACTGTAGCATTTAGAGCAGACTTTTTACCAGCACCACTTAAACAAGAACTAAGCATTCGTGTTTATGGTGTTGATACACCTGAAAAAGGTTGGAGAGCTGAGTGCGAAAGAGAAGCCGCATGGGGTGAGAAAGCATCTCAATTCACTAAAGATAAACTTAACGCATCTACAACGCTACAAGTAGCAATTGCTAAATGGGATAAGTTTGGTGGCAGAGTATTAGGCGATATTATTATTGATGGCAAAAGTCTTAGACACATGCTAATTGATAATGGATTTGCCAGAGAATACTATGGTGATAAAAAAGAATCTTGGTGTTGACAAATATACTAAGATAACTTATAATACTAACTAATAAGCGGATGTAGCTCAGTTGGTTAGAGTGCCTGCCTGTCACGCAGGATGCCGAGGGTTCGAGTCCCTTCATTCGCGCCAATGGTCCCTTCGTCTATCGGTTAGGACATCAGGTTTTCATCCTGAAAAGAGGAGTTCGATTCTCCTAGGGACTACCACTTACATAAATAACAGTATGAAAATAAGATACTACAAAGACATAGATGGTTTTCGTTGGTTAGGTTTTATTTTAGCTATGGCAAGTGCTTTTTTACTTAGTGGTGGACAAGCAGAGTATCAATGGATGGGGTGGGGTATAGCCTGTTTTAGTTGTAGCATCTGGGTATATATGGGATACAAAGACAAAGACATACCAAGAGCATTAATGGAACTAATGTACTTTGCTTTAGCTGTCCGTGGTGTTATAAACTGGATATAGAATGAAACAAATTGAATGTCACGTATGTTTACATACACAAGGATTTTACGGAAATACATTTTTATGGTTGTTTAATCTACATAAAGATTTTGCAATGGCGCCTTTGCGTCCTCGATTCACAGTAAAGAAAATTACAGAAGATGGTGAATATAACGATAAAGGTCAAGGAGACTTTTTTCATTTTAGACCTGATGATTATCATAGATGGTTTATTAAAGATATGTCTTGGGAAACACATGTTAATAATGTGTTACAAGAACAAACAAATACTAAATGGCGAGATAAAACAGAATTTACTAAATTGCTAGTAAAGCCAGAAATACATTCACCACAAAGATTTGTTAGTTTAGGTCATATGGACATCATAAGTACTAATGTAATATATCATTTATCCACTCCTTTAGAAAATACAGAATTTTATAATAAGATAACAAGACGATTAATGTTATTGAATACAGTAGACGAAAGTCAATACGAAGAAATTTATAGAAACACTATAGAACAAAAAAACAAAAGTGATAGAGCAATTAATATCATTAAAGAAAACCATACTGTAGTTGAAGTTGATGTTGATAAATTACTTTTTAAATATGATCAGCAAGAGTATGAAAACGTTATAAAACATTTAGGTACTGAACCTTTACATAAATGGAAAAAGAAATTAATGTACGCAAAGGAAACTATAAATGAATAAAGCAGAAGATATTGAATGCCACTTACTAATGCATACAGCTTGTTTAAGTGGTAACTTCTTTTTATATTTTATATCTTTACATGATGAATTTTTAACTGCAGACTGTTATGGAATTGATAAACGTATTGATAAGTTTTGGGGGCAAAAAGCAGACGAAACATTACACCTTGCAGTTGAAAGACACAACTTATGGAAAGGTGCAGTTGGTACATCTAGAAATACAACACATGATAATCAAGATAAAATGTCATGGAAAGAACATGTTATATTTTCTGCAATTACTGCAGCCAATCATCCACATGAACGTAACTCAGCAACGTTTACTAAAATATGTTGCAAGCCAAATTTATTACACAATGTTAAAGAAGGTTGGAAAGAAGGAGCAATTCAACAATTGCTAGAAACAGTTCAACCTAAATGTTTATATCTTCCTGATGTATCTAGTGCAGAACATTTTGATATATTTTTAGAAAGAGCAAGAAGATTAAGACCATACAAAGATAAAAACGGAGAACCAGAAACATTCCAAGATACTGGCGTAGAAATGAATAAAAAATTCTTAATTGATCAATTAGAAGGTCAGCGAGAAAAAATGGATGAATTAAAAACAATGCTAGACGTACATGTTATTGACGCAGGTAAATTATTATTTGATGTTGATGAAGACGAATATGCATTATTATTAAAAAAGATCGGTGGAGAACCACTGGCAAATTGGAAAGAAGTAATTAAGGAATATACTCAATTAGTATACAAGATATAATATGGCAAATAAAGAAAAAGTACTTAACGTAACACACTATACAGATCAATTAATGCATTTTGAAATAACACGTGATCCAGGTACACGTTTTAGAGACGGTGAATTTTTAATGATTGGATTAGATAATTGGTCAGAAAAATTACAAAAGAATAAACCTATAATGAGGGCATACAGTGTAGCAAGTCCTAATCATCAAGAAACATTGGAATTTTATAGTATCAAAGTACAAGATGGTCCATTAACAAGTAAATTACAACATGTAAAAGAAGGTGACGAAATAATAGTGAATAGTAAAGCAGTAGGCACCTTAGTACACACAAATTTAAAGCCTGGACGTAACTTATACCTAATAGCTACAGGTACCGGAATTGCACCGTTTATGAGCATTATAAGAGGCGTAGACACGTATGAACATTACAGTAGGGTAATTGTAGTATGGGGTGCAAGAACAGCAAAAGAATTACCTTTTAGAGAGCTTATTGAAAGCCTAAATACTGATGAGATTTTTGGCGAAGTTACTGAAGGAAAACTTAGAACATATTTTACATGTACACGTGAGCCTTATGAAAATGAAGGCAGAGTAACAACAGCAATGTATGAAGGTAAAGTACAAGATAAATTATTGTTACCACCAATTGATGCAGAACACGATAGAGTTATGATATGTGGATCAATGGAAATGAATTTAGAACTAAAAGATTATTTAGAGGGAATAGGATTTAACGAAGGCGATAGCAAGACACCTGGTGAATTTGTAATAGAAAGAGCATTTGTTGGATGAGAACTGCTGAACAAAAGAAAGTTATTACTGATAGATACGAAACAGCAAAATTACACAAAGGTGTAGTTA